AGGTGAGCTTTAGAAACATGGCAACGTGGTGTCCATCTGATACCAGAGACAAAGCCTTTTCGACAAACTCCTGAGCGTACTTGTAAGGCGGGTTCGTGATAATATCTCCACAAAATGGTCTATCGCAGTTTAGAAAATCGACCCCTCCTTTACCGTACCCTCTATCTACAAGATCTGTTGCTTTGACCATATACCCTCGTTCCTCAAAAACTTTTGCGAGGTGTCCTTCCCCACAAGCACATTCCCATATAAGAGGTGAAAATTGGAAAAGGTCGCATAAAAGTTCGGCAGCTTTCGGTTCTGTGGCGTAATAGTCATTACTTTCTCGCTCTTTGTCGGTGTGGTTGGACGCACCAATAGTCTTAAACAAGGAATTGCTATTACCCGTCCAATCTTTATTCACTCTTTCACCTCCAATAAAGCTAATAGCTTTTTCTTGATAGAATTGACTTTGCGGGTATTACGTTTTGGCGGCTTTATGCCAAGAAAGTCTTTGACGTATCGGTCAGCCAGCCGAATGTACCAGTCTCGGTCAACTACGTCGATTGTCAAATGGTTATCGTTATCTACCGCACAATGCGGTGGTAGACCAGCGATTTTAACCAAGTTCCCCTTGACCCCGTGCTGTTTCATCAACGTACCGTATCGGAGATCAGAGGTAGCGTACACTCGATTGACCTTCTGAATGGGAATGGGTTCGTTGTCGACAATCTGATACGCTCCCGTGTACTTACTTCCCGCCTTGGCAATCAACTGAAAGTCTTGAAGAGTCATACACCCCATAACTGTATCAGCTACCGGCGTACCATCGACCAGATAATCCTTGACAGCCTTGGCGACAATGTTGGCGTTATTGTTGATGTTAAACGCACCAGCGGGAGCGATACCACGGACGAGAACACCGCCTTTGATTTTAGGACTTCCCTCAAACGGGACTTCGACGTAGTTGTTCACGTCCTTTTGGCAGATCATCTTAATATCGTCCTCTTCCAACTCAAAGCCGGTGCGATCTTGCCATTCCTGTGTGATCTCGTCCCATTTCGGAATATCCGTATCATCAAGACTGACCATGATACCGTCCGTATTGAGCTGTATAATTTTGAGCGTAGGACATTCTTCCACAAGATGTTCTGCAAGTTCCAGTAGTTGTAGCTGACCTGAGATACACACCGACCGTCCCATGAGCGGGTCATAGAGGTCGTTATACTGATTGAGCATTGCACCATAGGTGGTGTTCAGCACCAGCTTCAATGCGTTTGCAGTAGCTTTGTCCCCCGACTTCTTAGCCTTAACACGCCGGTCAATGGTGGCTTCATAGACTTCGGGTGACGGAATATTTCTACTGCAATACCCGTTCAACACCATTTGATGGGGATAGTAGCTTGCAACGTCTTTGTTTTTGATTTTCCGAGTAGTCGTTGCCTCTTCTCGGTAGCAAGGTATCGCTCCGTGAATACCGCCCCAAGCCAGCTTTGTCGGGCAACCTCCCACCACGATTTCCAGACTTTCCTTGAACAACACCTCGGACGGTATAGTCAAGTCGTGAATACGATTGAAGAAGTCCAAAACTTCATGTGGAATGTAATCTAAGTGCAAGGTCGGCGGGTACTTGTACTCCCGCTCGTCACCATACTCACGGGGAGTGGCGTCAAGGTAGGCAGCGGTCAATTTGGCATTGGTCATATAGAGAGCCTTAGCGGGAAAAATATCCTTCTCCTTGCCAAGTGTGAGCTTATTTCCGAGGTAGTCTTGGCGAAGGTCGTCAAGAGTGTCGGTGGCGTCAACATCATGGCAACAATAAAAGATCACCTCGTCCAGTTCCTCGTCGCTGAGGGGTCGGTCAATGTTAAAATCAACCGTTGTCTCTCGAATGTCCATGCCAAGGTGGGCTTCGATTGCCTTTAGGGATAGACCCATTTGACAGTCGTCCATGAGGTCGTATTGGTCAAAGTAGGTGGAACATTCTCGGAGTTCGGGTATTTCCCACCCATTTTTCCCATGAACAATAATAGCGTCATTGATCTCCTTGACTTGCTCAGGGGTCATATCCATCAGCACTGCTTTGAGAATGAATTGGTCGTAATGTTTGTTGTTGAACCCCGCCAGCCACGGTTCAGCGGTCATAAATTGCTTGATAGCTTCGCTGTCGTTGTGAATGATTATCCTCTCTTTGGTCTGCTTATCCTTAAAAACAAACAGCCAGTCATGGGCGAAAACCTCACAGTCGAAGATATAGAGATTTTGCAAGTTATTGGTCATACTCAGCCCTCCATGAAACGGCAACCGAGCTTACGGTAGGTGGTACACCGCTTCTTGTAGGAACGGATAAGGTACTGTACTCCATTGTCCACATAGTCATAGACAACGGGTTCTTCCTTACCCTCAAATGTTCGAGCCACCCGTCCCACACTTTGAGTGACTACGGCGTAGTCCTTTTGCGGGGTTGTCAGGTAGAGCCGGTCGAGTCGAGGTATATCCAACCCTTCTTTTGCAAGCTGGTAGGTGGCAAAGAGATACCGTTTTTTACCCTGTCTCAGATCTTCGAGAGCTTGCGACCTTAGTTGTTTTGCCTTTTTCGAGGTCATTTTCCCATCCACCATGACCGCTTGCTCCCGTAGTTTCGGTGGAAGGTGGTTCATCAGGTATTCCAAGTGACCGAGCCGATCTGAGAGAATGAGGTTGTAGTGGTCAGCATTTTTCATAAGATCACCGACAATCAATCCGTTTCGTCTGAAATCCTCAGCCAGATAGTTGACCAGCTTGGCATAGATGATAGTCCCGTCTGTGTCAAGGAACTCTCTACTCAGTCCAATGTTGGTTGAACGAGGGAGAATTGCGACTGTCATAATCTTCTCGGCTACGGCACTGTCAGGAACTACATAGACCACATCACCGAGCAGAGCGTAGGTGGCGGCAATCATACCATCTGCCCGATGTACTGTTGCCGATAATCCGTATTTGTGTCGAGCCGCCAGTGAGTTCAAGACCTTAGAGAACTGTGTCATAGCGGTCGGCGTACCGGCGACTCGGTGACACTCGTCCACGATGATGGTGTCCCATACATCCCTATACTGAGCGAGGTTCAGATTGCACATGGTTTGCACCGTGGCAAAAGTCATGCCCTTGCCGATGTGTACTTTCCCTTCCGTGATAGTTCCTATCAGTGAGGGACGAATGTACTGTTCCGCTCGTGCCTTACTCTGCTCCAATAAATCGTGAGTGTGAGTGAGCCAAAGCGTTCTTCTGCCGAGCTGAACTGCCATAGCAATGCCCATCTGAGTCTTTCCGCTACCAGCAGGAGACTGGACGATACCATATTGAGCTTCAAGAGCTTTGGCGACCGCCACTTCCTGATAATCATAAAGAGGAACATCTGCTCCATACCAGACCGGTGTTGGCGTAGGAATGTCTACCTCAATGGTGTCCTTCCCGCCCATAAACTCAATAACAGAGCGTAAGCAGCCGTAAGGCAACACCAGCGTCTCTCCGTCCCGCTCCATAAGTGACAACTGCCGTGGAGTGTTCCCGACCCACAGGTGCATACGCATTTTCTTAGCGTAGTCGGGATTGTCTACGATTAGGTTTTTCTTGCACCATTCTTCAAGTTCTTTGCTTGGCTTCTCTACACGGAGTTGTTTCCCAACGGCTATCCTCATTGCTCCACCGCCCATTCTTCAAGCGGTAAACCACAACTTTGAATATCTCGTTTCGAGAGAACCGTCTTCGTGAATGAGAAATCAACCATCGTAGAGAGGGGTATCATACGAACTTCCCCGTCACTGAGTCTAAGGGCAAACCACCCTTCGCCGTTACCGGTGTCTTTCCAAAGGGTCATAGCCGAAAACTGATTTTCCTCAATTCTCACCAGACGGAAAACATCATGTTCACAGACCTTGCAGTCAATAGGATAGCTATTTCCATTTCGAGCAGCGATTACGTCAAAAGGTTGACCGGCAGAATTTTGAGCGAGATTATGCGCCCAAAAGCCATAGTCGGCGAGAGTATTACAGAGGTCGTGTTCAAAGGAAGTTCCGACCTTTCGATTGCTATTCTTCCAAGCCATACACGTCCTCCACTTTCGCCAAAAATTTCTCAGCCCACGCTTCTCTCACATCATCACTGACAGAGATTTTAGGGAGCATGACCCGCAAAGTGTAATTCTCAACCTCTCTACGGGCTTTTTGCATAGCACTGATTTCTTCCTCGTGCTGTTCTATCAGGTTTCTCAGATACCGTTCAGCTTCGCTGCCCATATACCTATCAACCAGTTCCTCGAAATGCCGCACCTCGAAAAGAGTTTCAATCCGCCCGTCTTTCAGAGCGATTACGTCAGGCATAATTAACTCCTTTCTTACCGCCCCTTCCGGGGCGGGGATTTCATAGATTTCAGATTAAACGCAGAAGCCGAAGGACACGCCATAAGAGTGGCTGGCGCTGTCAGCGGCGGCGTTGCCGTTGCTGTTGACATTGCAGAAGATGGTAGTGTTGCTCCCATACGGAGAACGCTCCCACCGCAAGTCTTCCTCACCGTTCTGTTTGCGCTTACCGTAGGGAGTATTTTCCAGCTTGTACCACTGATACCAGCTACCTTCACCGCCGATGGAGTAAATCTGTCGTCCAAAAATCTCTTGCTCGGACAGAAGAAATAACTTATCGCTGGTCAAGATATGTTCTTTCTTGGCACTTCCAATGCCGGTAGTCTTGACGGCGGGAACGATGACCGCTTTCAGATCATCGGGAAGTAGTTCCTCAAAAATAGAACCATTGAGCTTTTTCCGAAGGTCAGACTTTCCCCAACCTCCCTCGTTTGTCCAGTCGCCGTTCATCTGAAAATCCTCATTCAAGGTTTCAACAGTCTCGAACGTGAGCGGGATGGTGTTGCCATTAGAGTCAACGTCGTGGTGTGTGTCGATGATACGAACATGGATGGTCGAGCCATCCTTTAGAGTAATCTGCTTGGTATCGCCAATGCAGAATGTTGACGTATCATCCGCAGTAGCCTTGGCGAGCTTAGAAATTGCATCCCACGACAGATCTTCCAGCCGAACATAGCCACCGCCCTGACCCATCAGATTGGCGATCAGCTTGTCCTTCACAATAATTTCATTTTCCAGACGCTCAATTTCATCAGAAATTTTCTGTGCGAGTGGGTTCATAAAGACACCTCTTTCTTTTTCAGAATTTACCTGCTATAATGTGATTGGGCTATTTTGCTTACCGTCGATGGGAGTACCGTTCCTGTCGGCGGTTTTCTTTTCGGTCATCGGTATAATCAGGCGGGTCAAAGCCACCGGCAAGCCAAGTGAAGATGTAGAACGCAGCCATAGCAATAATCGCTCTTATAAATCCGACACCAAGACTCACCATGTCCTGTTCAATAGAACCGACAATGCCGAGAATGATAAAGAAAGACAGAAACGCCAATGCCCCAAACACCTTTTTCATACCTTCACCTTCTTCCATTGATACGGTTTTCCGTACTTTTGTTTGTACCAGAGTTCAAATTCCTTGCGGTGCTGCTCGTTCTTGTAAAATCCCCGAACCTTCTCGGCTAAGGTCATTCCGAGGGCAGACGCTTGGGCTTGCTTCTCTGGTATGAAGCCGCTCATGTAGCTTCACCAACACACATTCGCTCGGCGTAAATCGAAAGCACCTCAGCCGATTTTTTCAAAATCTCGTCAGCCTTACCACCAAGCCGAGTTCCCGAAAGCACCGAGGACATTTCGGATTTATCGGTATAAAGCCCAACGTCATTGAGTTGACGAATGAGCCACACTTGGGTCAAGCTAAAATTGGTAAGCTGCTCTTTGATTTGCGCCGCCAGAGAGTCCCGCTCTTCCTTGCTCAGTCTCTCGTCCGTATTCGGCTTGCCGCTCATTGGCGTACCTCCTTTCTTAAAAATTCCAACAAAAGTTGTTGATTTTGAAACGCTCCTATGCTATACTTATCTTGTCAACGAAAATAAGCATTGGAGTGTTCTTGTGTAAGGAGCCGTTTTTACGACCCCTCGCTTTGCTGTTGTCTTAAACAACTTTTGTTGTTGTATCTATAATACCAACGATTTTCGTTAATGTCAAGAGAAAATCAACGAAATTCTATAATTTTTTCGGAGGTGCAATTATGCCAAAGAAAACAGACGCAGAAGCCGCAGTTTTAGACCGTATCTTGCTTAAAATGAAAGAAAAAAGTGTAAGTGCCGTTACTCTTTGCAAAGCTCTTGGGTATAAGACTTCCCAACAAGTCACAAACTGGAAGGGTGACGACAACACTTCCTACATGAAGAAACTTCCGCAAATTGCAGAAGTCCTTGACGTTCCTCTGGACTATCTTCTTCGTGGAAAGGTAGAACCTCCAATTTTCTCGTCAGAGTTTGGAGAAGTCATTCCTTATGAGAAGCGAGGTAAAAGACCTATCATCGGAGACGTGTCTGCCGGTAGAGGTGTTATCGCCGCTCAGGATATTATCGGGTGGGAAAGCGTGGACAATAACTATGACAACGAAGATTGCTTTTGGCTAAGAGTGTCGGGCGATAGTATGTCCC